AGATACTTTGAGAGACGATCTTATTCTTATGAAAAGCAAAATGGGGAAACTTTTATAATGTCATTAGATGATAGCGGGCTAAAGAGCGATATTGAAGATGTGTTAGACCATCATGCGGCAGATGAATCTGATAGTCCAGATTCTACTGACGATTTTGCAGCCAGTTTAACAGATGCCATTATAACATATTTAGGCGATGTGGTGATAGACTATCCACCCGCACCAGGGTTACAGCCATCTGCACCATCACCAATTCCAGATCCTTCTTTCTCAAGCGGCGACGCTACTCCAATAGTCCCGCCAGACTCAATGGCTAGCGCGCTAGAGGCTGGAATCAAGGCAAGTATTGCTGCTAGCAACCCAGACTCTGCTAGTGCATCTAACTGGGCACCTGCTGATGCCGCATATGCTGCTGTTTTAGTAGCAATCGGAGCTGCTTGGCAGACAAATGATGGGTATATATCAACTGGCGCTACAGTTGCAGCACAACTGGTGGGTTTTGATGACGCTTGGGCCGTGGGAATGGACGACGGCTCCGTGTCTGATGTGGCACAAGAGCTTGCAGATAGAATTCATAGTGCCACCACGGCTGCTATGTTCACTGGAGCTTATTTAAAAGGCGGGTTTATAGGTCCGGCGCCTCATGTATCTGCATTGTCATAATATGCATAGGAAATTTCCTATGGAAATAATTAATTAGTGAACCCACATCTTATCTGGAGTTAAAATGGCAAATCAAAAAACATATAGCTTTAGCTCGGTGGGCGAAACTCTAGATGAATATCGCCAAACTAATAGAATAGATGAAATGATCGGTGGCCTATCACCTGTAGGAATTAAAACGCCCGTAGAGCTAGGAACTGATACTGACGGTTTGTTAGTTATGCATTATAAAATTGCTGATACTATAAAAGACAATTTAAGAAATCTTCTACTTACTAATCACGGAGAGAGACTAGGACAATATGACTTCGGTGCAAACCTCCAAGAGCTTACTATGGAGCTTGGAACTGGAAAGTTTGATACAGAGGCTATGCTAAGAATCACCGCTGCAGTAGAAAAATATATGCCATTTGTCACCTTGGGTGATTTCGAATCTCTTTCTGAAAAAGGTGATTCAGGCGGCCTAACTAGAGCTGGCGTTAAGGTGACGTACAGTGTACCTTTAGCAAAATTAACCAACCAAGCTATAGAATTAATTCTATATACCGCAGGATAAAAAATGGCAGATACTAAATCAACTAAAGATGTAGCAAAGATGGACGGGAAATCTTATTTAAATAAAGATTTTTCTGGTTTTAAAAATGATTTGCTCCGTTTCGCTAAAAATTATTTTTCTGATAATATAAAAGACTTTAACGAAGCATCTTTAGGCGGTATGTTTTTAGAGTTGGCGGCGTACGTTGGTGATTCTATGACCTATTATTTAGATCACCAATTTAACGAATTGAGCCCTACTACTGCTATTGAAACTAGAAATGTTTTAATGCATGCTAAAAATGCTGGTGTGAAAGCTTATGGAGCTGCTCCAGCCACCGTTTTAGTAACATGGTATATTAAGGTGCCAGCAACGCAAGATTCAAAAGGAAATTTTATTCCAGATAAAACGTGTCTTCCTTTATTAAAAGAAGATGGTATTACAATTTCGTCAGCAAACGGCACTAAGTTTACTCTTGCGGAAGATTTAGATTTTTCGGAAACTAATACTTACGGTATTTATAAAGCAACTTATAGCGTCTCCGAAAATAATACTGATGGCACTCCTGCTAAATATATTATGAAAAGAGAGGTGCTTTGCATTTCTGGTGAAGTGAAAACGGAAAGTTTTGAGATTGCGAATGTTAATAAACCGTTTAGAAAGCTAATATTGAGTAAGCAAGATGTAAGCGAAGTAATATCTGTAAGGGATAGCAAAAAGAATGAATACTATCTTGTTGATTCTCTCACACAAGATGTGGTATTTCAAAAAATTAGAAACGTAGATAAAGATGGAGATTTAGTAAATGCCAACTTGGAAATAATTCCAGCACCCCGTAGATTTGTTGGTTCTACTGATTTTAGATCCAGAAAGTATACCGTTCAATTTGGCTCTGGAGATGCTGATTCTTTAGATGATGATATAATTCCAGACCCTAGTGAATTAGCGCTACCGCTGTATGGTAAAAAGCAGTTTACTAAGTTCTCCATAGACCCTAACTCTATGTTAAAAACCAAAACTCTTGGAATAGCTCCAAAAAACACTGTTATCACAATTCAATATAGGGCTGGAGGCGGAATATCTCACAATGTAGAAGCCGGCTCTATAAGAACAATAGATACGATGGCAATTAAATTTCCATGGGGAGCTACAACCGAAAATGCTAATGCTGTAATAGCTTCCTTAGATGTAAAAAATCTAGCAAAGGCAGCCGGAGGTGCCGCGGCACCGTCTATTGATGATATGAGAGCGCAAATATCCACTGCAAGAAACTATCAACAGAGAATGGTTACTCAGCAAGATTTAATAGCTAGAATTCATAGCTTGCCAGCAAATTTTGGTAGAGTTTATAGGGCTGGAGTTGCAAAAAGTAAAGAGAACCCACTAGCTTCTGAGCTTTATGTTTTATGCCAAGATGCGGACGAAAGGTTGACAATGGCTCCAGACGCATTAAAGAAAAATTTAAGAACTTATTTAAATGAATTTAGGTTAATATCAGATGCAATCGATATATTAGATGCCACAGTCATAAACTATGGAGTCTATTTCTCAATAGTGGTCAATCCCTCATCTAACAAAAACACAGTTATCAATTCTGTGATAACCAATATTAAAAATGTTTCAGCTACAAAATACTTTCAAATAGATCAGCCAATAGTAGAAGCTGATCTAATCAATGTCATAATTAACACAGAGGGAGTACTTTCTTTAGTAGATTTACAAGTAAACAGCATTATCGGTACGCAGCAAGATCGTGAATATAGTGATTTTGATTTTGATATGAACAAGAATAAATTTAAAGGTCTCTTCGTCGGTCCAAAAGGTTCTATATTCGAGCTACGCTATCCGGATGACGATATTACTGGAACTGCGGAGTAGGAGTCTAAATGTATCTTATAGTAACTGCCAGCAAAGACACTTATATTACTAATAAAATAATAGATAATTCTTATAGAGCTAGAGATGCCAATGTAGGTAGAGCCGGTACTATAGACTTATTTAAGCTTTGGAATGAATCGGAAATATCAGGGTCTACAAGACCGACTGAAATATCTAGGGCATTAATCAAGTTTGATTTAGACAGGATACACGCTCTCACTCAATCTGCTATAGATTTAAATCACAGCACCTTTGAAGCAAAAATTAAAATGTTTGATATTCTGGGCGGCCAAGCGACTCCAGCCAATTTTAATTTATTGATATATCCACTTTCCAGATCGTTTGATGAGGGTATTGGTAGAGATGTTTCTACTTTTGGAGACTTAGACGCTTGCAACTTTATAACATCTTCATATTCTAGCGCCACAGCCAATTTATGGTTTATGTCTGGCGCTAGCTCTTCTGGAATACTCGGCTCTGATGATATAGATTATATCACTTCAGGAACTTTAAATGGATCCTTCGTAGATTTCGGAAAATCTCAAAACTTTATAAAAGGAAATGAAGATTTAGAAATAGACGTTACTACTATTTTATCAGCAACTTTAGCTGGCCAAATTCCAAACCATGGGTTTAGGATAGCGTATTCAGGCTCTGAAGAGACAGACAATAAAACTAGATTTGTTAAGAGGTTTGCTTCTAGACATTCATCTAATCCCTTCAAGGTGCCGCAACTTATTGTTACTTGCGATGATACTATAATAGACCACCATGCAGATTTTCTTTTTGACGTTAGCGGATCCTTGTTTTTAAACAACTACCACAGAGGAGTGCCTTCAAATATTCTTTCTGGTGCGTCAGCCACGGCAATAACTGGAGATAATTCAGTAATGCTCAAGCTTCAAAAAGGAGATTGGACAAAATATGTCACGGGCTCTCAGCACGCCATAGGAACCGCAAACGCTAATGATACAGGGGTATATTCAGCTTCATTTGCTATACCACTTAACGACTCTCAAGCAATCAACAAAAAGAAAGAAAAATTAATAGATGTAATTCATAAGAGCGGTTCTGTAATTTTTGATGAATATTGGACTTCTGTTGACGGATCTGTTGGTTATCATACTGGATCTTTAGAGGTCAAACCGCCTCAAAGATCTTCATATGTTTCGCAACCCTCTAGTTTAGAGTTTAGATTTATGAATCTTTCTCAAGAATATAACCAGACTGACGTAGTCACTCTTAAAATATTTGTTAATGACTTAAACGAGACATCTAAATTTTATAAAACTCCTTTTTCTAAGAAAAGTTTGGCTTTATCTAACGTTTACTATAGAATAAGGGAAGCAGATGACGGAACCATAGTAATTCCTTTTAAATCTACTAATAATGCGACTAAGCTTTCTTCAGATTCGGATGGTATGTATTTTGAATTTAGGATGCAAAACTTACCCGCTGGTCATTCTTATGTTATAGATTTATTGGTGAAAGATTTTGGTCTAAATAAAACTTATGAGGCTGTAAGTTCGAGGTTTAGGATTATTTCATAATGGCAGACACTGGGAATACATTTAGCGACGGCGCATTATTCTCATCAGACCTAATCGATTCTATAACTGAGGGTGGTTCGGCTGTTGAGAATGTATCGCTAAGTGCGCTTTCTGGATCTTCTACTGGATCAAATTCTTTTGATATGGATTCCCCGGGGTCTGCTTTTAAGAGTACTCAACAGATTCCATTAGATTGGAATGATTTTTCTAAACATACGTTTTTTAATTCTGCTGAGTCTAAAGTAAATGTGGCTTTTGACACTCTAGTAAACTACTTTCCATTTGATGGAACAAAAGAAGAAATTACTGAATTTTTAGAAAACTTGAGTGGGTTTGAATATCATGTGCTGCACAGGTTTCCAAAGCATAAAGGTTTTCTAAATTT